TTATCTGTAAATATTAAAAATCTATCTATTAACTCAACCCCTGTTATTAAATAACTTACATTAAAATTTAATACACTAGTAGATATAATATGGTATCTAGTTAGAGAAGTTTTTACATTGAATGAAACAATTAAGTCAACTGCGCCAGGATCAGTAATAAACCAATAAATAGTTTCGTCAGAATCATCTGCATAAGAACCAATACAAACAGCGTTTGCACTTAATGCCACCCCTTGATTGGTGATGTTGGTTAATAAAGTATTTCCTTTGGTATTCTCTAAAGTTCCAATCTCAGAATCTTCTGTGGAACCTAATCTAGCATTTAATGCATCTACATATTCTCCAGGAGGTAGTATCCTTTCGTCAGTAGACTTATTCATTACGCCTTTAAAGAATAAACTATTTAATTGCATATTACTTTATAATCTTATCCTGGCCTCTTAAATTCATAAGTAGTCTTCCAGGGTGAATGTTACTCATTCTTATTTTGGCATTTCTTAATAGTGCTGACTTACTTTTTCTGTATCTGTTTATAACGTATTCTGGTTCGTTTAGTTTAGTATTTAATATAGAATAACTTATATAAGAGTATAAAAACTCTTCAAACATTTTATTTACAGTAACCAAAGAGTCATTCCCATTCTCCATACCGTCTGAAACATATTCTAATATAACAGATCTATTGGCTGCTCCTGAACTAAAATTAATAACGCCACCCTTACTATCTATTTTAAATGTAGGTAGTGCATTAGCAGTCTCAGTATTTAAACCAAACCTTTTTCCTACAGCATAATCAAAGTACCAGCATCCATCTATGCACCACCCTTCCATATTGTCGTAAGGGCTATTTTTATTTAAATAAATACTTTTTTTAGTATTATTAATTCTTTCTAAATCAATAGTAGAGTTTTCTGGTTTTAATACATTACCGTCTTGATCAAATAAAATATTATTATTATTATCTTGAAGATAAGCCTCTGCGTAATTAGTTTGAATATTTTCTGTTAAAGGAAATAAATAACCGTTGTGGTATATAGATACTCTTACCCAGTTTATGTAATCTGACGGTAATATATATCTTAGATTATCTCCTACGTTTAACTGTAATATTTTTATTTCTTTGAATGCATCGTAGTTTAGTTCTTGTATCGCTCTTTTAGCGTGAAATAAAATCTGATATCTATCTACATTGTTAATTAATTTGTTGTTGCCAACGTACATTAACATATAATTATTTACGATATCCTGTAAAGAAACATATTGGTAAGAACCCCAGTTAGCATTCTCAGGAACATTACCATTGTTTTCATAATATTGATATTGTGATATATAAGCCATTAACTATTTTCTTGTACCATTTCCATTTTTTGCTGTGCATCAGCTACTTGAACTACTTCAGATTCTCTAATAGATAAACCAGCATATTTTAAAATACTTATTACTAAATCCGTTTCGTCTGACAGTGGTAACTCAAAGTCTTGATAATCTGCTTGAGATTGGTCAAAAAGAGGCTGACCACCGCTAAGAGAAGTAAAAGTCCATTTAGGGTCTTTTGGATATCTAATATATTGAGTTTGTAAATCAGCTACTCCAGATATAGTAGTTGGATAAGCAGTGATATTATTACCTTCTAATACATATGCGGGATATTGTGTAGTAGGAGCTGTTAAGTTAGAGTTAGTTAAATAAAATATTTTATTTTGATGCACTCTTTCTACTTCACTAATATTATCATTATTATAAATTGCATAATTTTCTCCGCTTACTATTATGTCACTACTTAAAGTAAGTGATGTATTAGAAACTGCTGTCACAAAAGCAGATGTTGAGTCAGTGGTATTAATTACTATGTCACCTACACTTACAACACCTAAAAAGTTAGCATCAACATCATCTAGTTTTCCTGCAGTAGTTCCTGTAGTAGTTCCTGAAGTTAATTGATTAGGATAATAGAATATCTTATTAATTAAATAATAATCAGTAGGAAGCGAATAAATATTGGCATTAACTCTAGTTAAGAATGACGTAACTGAAAAACTATCTATTACTTCTTCTATTCCTTTAGTAATGTCAGCATATCCTGTTCCAGATAGTCTAGTAAGTCTGTTGTTCTCTTTATTTATTTGATTATTATACTGGTAAAAATAATCTTCAAATATATCTAATTGTGCTTGTTTTGCGAAAAGGTTAAAGTCACTAGGAGATATGTATCCGTAATTATTTTTATTCAGTATAGAAAGAACAGTATTTCTAACAGAATTTATCATCTAAAATCTTTTGATACAAAGATAAGCAAAAAAAAAGAGCCTCTATTAATAGAAGCTCTTGTATAATATAATATATAAAATGTTATCCTATAGATATTCCTATTACTTGATTTGGTAAAGTAGATACATCGTGAGAAACATTTGTCCAACTAGAAGAATAAGCTTCAGATATCTTAGCTTCTACTAAATCTCTAACTGCTTCACTACCTGCAGAAACAGGAACGTGAGTTAAAGTAATAACATCAGCTGATGCTGAAGGAGAATCATAAGCAATAGTAACAGTGCTAGTACTAGCTTGTTCTACTAATAAAACTCCTGAAGCAGAAACCAATTGGTTATTGCTAATAGTAGCTGAATGAATAAAATAAGCTTTAGCATCTCCAACTCCACCACCAGTTACACCTAGCGTTGTAGCAGTAACTGATGTAACTGTATGATATGTATTGTCTGTTGAATTATGAACAATATCTCCTACTTGAACACCCGCTGTAACAAAATCAGCACTCTGGTCTATTAAATCAGTAGGTGTTCCATCATCGTCAGTTGTTCCGTTAACTAACAATTTAAATACGGGTACATTTAAAAACTTTTCCATATCTTATACTATTCCGATTCCGCTTACTGCTAATGGTAAAGAATCCATTTGTAAAGATACTTTAGTCCATTTTTGTTGGAGTATTTCAACAACACCATTCTGAATAGCATCTCTCATTTCTTCGTTTCCTGCAGCTGCAGTTGCGTGGGTAATAGTTGTAACTTTTCCGCCACCATAAGTAATTTTTACGGTAGTTGTAGTAGTTTGTTCTATTAATTTAATGTCGTTACACGAGACTAATTGATTTTGCTCGTTAGTAACTGGTATACTTAAAAACTTTTGCATCGTTTAAAAAATTAAGTGGTTAATAATCTTACAAAGATAGGCTATTTTTCTAACATATCTTGAAATGCTTTGTATATCTCAATACCTTCATCTCTCTGAAAAAAAGCAGCTACTGTTTGTATGTGGTCTTCACCAAAAGGAACCATTAATAGTTTAGTCTTTTTAGTTTTAAGATTATAGTAAACATCTTTACCATTGTTTCTTAAACTTAATAATCCTTTTTCAAATATTTTAACTACAGTATCTTGCAGTTCCAACATTGGATCATTAATGGCATCTAAAAAGTCAACAGGATTATTTCTAGCAAATAATATGACATCTCTTTTTAACTCAGATGTAGTAAGTATTCTAGTGTCTAAATCTAAATATACTCTAGCTAATGTTTCCATTTGATCTATAGTTAATTCAGAAGCTTGTTTGAATGCTTTAGATTCTATTTCTAAATACTCTACTTCTTTTTGAGCATCTGCTTCTTTGTTTACTTCAATAAATATAGTACCATTTGAAGGGTGGTAGTGTAAAAACTCTTGTAAGACAGGATTTGTTTTAGCAACAAATAACATTCCATCTTCAAATATAACAGGCTCTAAAACAGCATTATTATCCTGCTCATCCTCAAAAGGACTTTTTTGATTGGCAGCATAACGTAAAGGTCTATTGTGAGTACCATCAAAATATAATAATGGCTTTCTTCTTGTGTTTCTAGAATTAAGTGTAAAACTTAATGGTTGTTGACCGTTTTTTAATTTATAAGTACGGTCTTTTAATTCTTTCTTTTTTTTCATTTGATTTAATTTAAAGTTTAAAAAATAGGAGGGGATTACTCCCCTCCATAAATTATGTTATTATTTAAACAATACGAAATTGTTTGCACCCATAACACATAGTGCTCTTTCTGATAAGAAGTGAACTTCCATAGCGTCAATAGCAGATGTTCTTACACCACCAGCAGAACCAGTAATCCAAGTTTTATAACGTCTGTCTTCCATTTCTGAAGCTCTATATCTTACGTGTAAGAATGGTCTCTTAGCATTTTTTCCTAATACTTGGTCGTAAACGTTAGTTGAACCAGCTGGCACTAATACACCATCAATAGCTCCACCAACCAAACCACCTCTCATAGTAGGATCGTTAAGATATTTCCAATCTGACTTATAGAAATCATATGCTCTTCTGAATCCAGTAAATCCTAGGTTTAGAGCCATCTCTTCGTCATTATCAAATAATCCGTAAGATGAACCACCATTACCATAAGAATTTTGAGCAGCTAACATATCATCAATCTCAAAAGATGTTTGTCTGTTTAAGAAAAGAACATTTTCTTCAATAGCTCCTTGCTTATCTAATCTTTCAATAATAGCATCAAAATCAGATAAAGCAGTGATAGCTCCTGTGAAAATATTACCTCTTGCTTCAATAGCAGCAAATAATCCTTCAGATCCTTTTTTACCAAGTCCGTCAGTTGCGTGTCCTATAGCTCCTGAACCAGCTTCAGCTTTAACAGCTTCTACCATTGCAGTTTCTAAATAGTCTTCAAACCTCATTCTTGTTTCGTGCTCTGCTTTTAAATACCATAAGTATCCATCAGCTCCATCTTCAGTAGATACTTCTATCCAACCGATTTGAGCCATATCAGAACCATTAACAGCATATTTATCTTTGATAATAATAGGGCTGTTTTCTAAAATAGTATCGAAGGGCTCTAATGAATCCTGCATTTCTCCAGCTCCTTTAGCAAACTCAGAACCGTAAATAAAAACACTTACTCTTTCAGTTGCAGTTACGCCAGTTCCAACACCAGTATAACCACCAGCTTCATATAAAGCTACTGTAAAAGTATCAGCAGTAGGAACTGCAGTTACAATACCTTTATTAGAAATACCAGAAAAACCAGCATTTCCAGATATCATTACAGTTTGACCTATTCTAATGCCTATTTTAGAAGGTGTTGCAGCGTCAAAAACTTGATTAGCAGGAATCAATACATCGTCTACTTCAAAAGTAACATTACCAGTACCTGCAGCCGCACTTGTTTTTACGTCTGTATATTTAATGTGCAATCTACCTTGTTCTGCCCATCTAATAAGGTCAGAGTTAGAAGGCATCTCAGCACCCACCATTCTAAGGAATGAAGAAATAGTTCTATTACCATATCTTTCAAACTCCTTTTCATAGGTGTCTGGCAAGTATTGATTCAAAAAATCAAAACTTGTCAAGTAATTAGTAGGGGTTGCAACTCTAGTAGCACTTGGCTGTAGAGCAAACCCTGGTATATTTAAACTCATTGTTTTTTATTTTTAATGTTTAACTTATTTATTTTTGGGTGACCTAATTGTCAATCCTCGCCTAGACGAGGGAGTCGTAGCTTTAACAGTAAATCCTTGTTTTGATGTCACTTGCGGAGTTTGCCTCATATCTAAATTTATATTTTTAGATTTTTTAGCAGACTCATTAACCGCTGATGCCACCCCTTGCTCGTAAAAATACTTTGCGAACTTTTCAGGATTCATTGCCATAGCTAATGACTTGTGATATCCAACTACATCAGATATCTCTCCTTGATCATTAGTAAACTTTGATATAAAGTTCATAATGTCAGATTGAGACTTCTTCAGTTCGTTGAAATCGCCAGGAGAATAAACATATTCTTTATCACTGATGTTAAACTTAAAACCTTTAAATTCTTCAGTAAACAATTTATTGGTGTTCTCCTGAAAGCTCTCTGCTCGCTTTTGGGCTAAGCTTTGAGCTTCCTTGGATTTCTCCATTTGTTCTTGATAGGCTTTTAACATTTGTTGGTCTTCATCAGAAATTTTAGTGCCCATTGACTCAACAGGAACTTTGTATTTTTCTTTTTGACTTTCAAAGTATTTCAAAGCCTTCGCAAGCTCTTTTTTCTTATCTATGTTTTTCTTTTTAATGTCATCTTCTGAATCCACTTCTGGATCAGTTCCAAACTTAGAGTTAAGTAGATAGTCTATTTCATCCCTATCTAAACCCTCTTCCATCTCTGCGTAATACATAGATAATACTTGGTCAGGACTTTCTTTACTATAATCTCTACTAATTTTAGCAAAATCTTCAAATCCTCGACCAGTGTCTTTTTTGTATTGTAAGTAAGTAGCTACATCTGCTGGCAACTCTTCTTGCTCTCTTTTAGTAAATAAGTCATCAATAGACTCTACTTCCTTACTATACTTTTCCCTAATAAATGAAAGAACTTCTTGTTCCCCCATTTGTGGCTTTTCTTCCACAACGGGTTCTTCTTTTACAGTTTCTTCAGTTTTAGTAGGTTCTTCTGTTTGTCCAGTTGCTTCTACCTTAACTGCTTCTACCTTAGTTTCTTCTGCAGTTTCACCGTTTACTTCGGCTTCGTGCTTTTGTAATAATTCTTCTTCTACCTGTGCCTTAGACTTTTGCGGTCCAGCATCATACTCTTTTACTTTAATTTCCATTTGATTTGATTTTATTATGCAAAGTTACTAATTATTTTATTTATTTTATCTAGGTTCAAACTCTGCTAAATCGAACCCATCTAAACTATCTTCTTTGGACTCAAAATTAATTGGAGGTAAATCTTTTTTCCTCTGATTAATTAATTGAGACTGCTCCGTATTTTGTTGACTTATTCTATCAGACTTTGCTTTCTCTCTATTTTCTTCCCTTTTGTTTATCTGACTTTCTTCAACACCTTTTAATTGCATATTAAGTTGGAACTCATATGTCATTAACTGTTGTTTAAGAGCTGCTTCATTTTTCAACTTCTCTATCTCAAAGGCTACCTCTGCTTGTTTTTCTCTCATTTTCATCTCACCCTCTAGCTGTATTTTTTGTTGTGCTGCTTGAGCAGATATTTGCTGAGACTGGAACTGTGTTTGCGCAGTCATCTGTTGTTGTAAAGCAGCAGCTTCTCTATCAGCATCTTGTTTTCTTTTTCTTTTCAGTTTCAATAACTGATTAGCCATCTTAAGATTTCTTACTTCTCTAATATCAATAGCATCTTCTAAATTAATATCGTTTTTCGATAAAGCCATTTGAATATTCTGCTCTAGCATTGCTTTTTCCTCCTCATCTGGAGCTACTTCAATAAATATTCCAAAGTCATATAGATATAAGTCTTTAATATCTTCTATTCTATCTACATTGTACTTTCCTATTTGATTAGCAAACTCTTCTTTGAATGGAGCAAACTCTAGTAAGTCGGCTATTCTTAGTGATAACCCTTCAGCAATAGTTCTACTTATATATAAACTTCCTTCTAATATATGTCTTGTAGCTGTATTAGAGTTTAGTGCTGCTAATTTTTGAACACCTACTAATGCGTTTGGATCTGGAGTAGAACCGTCTCTAGCTTCATTTAGTCCAGTTACTGCTCTAATCATTCCTAGATAATGATTGTAGTTTCCAATAAGCGCAGCCATTTTAGACTGACCACTACTAGTATTAAGTTGTTGTATAGGAACTCTAGCATTGTTAAACTCACCATCTTGAGTATAACTTCTACCTACTACACTACCTGTTTGGAAATAAAGCCTTAGAGCATCTTCAGGATTATAGGCTTGACCAGTACCTAAGTCTACTTCATTTAATCCATCAGCGTCTATAAATACACCATCTGGAACCATTTTAGCTACTACTTGTTGTAGTTTTAAGTGTGTAATTTGTATTTGGTCTGCAAAAGGAATCATTCTTCTTACTAAAGATTCTATGTTTCCTTTATACATTCTTGGAGCACAAGCCACATAATTAGGCATTGCGTGTTGAGATGCTGACTTAGGTCGAACCATATTCTTAGCCATCTCCCACTTTAACATAATGTTGGAGCCAGCTACCATAATACCTTCATACCAAACCTCAATAGTTTTTTCTACTCTCTCAAACTTACCCTCCTTCATCATTTCTTCTGGTGGATTGAAACTATCGTCTTTTTCAATAATTCTTTCTCCACCACCTTCTAACATCTTTTTCTTATATACAAACTTTTTAGTGGTTTTGTAATTAAAATATAACAATGTAGCAGTGTCTTTATAAAACAAACTGTTTTCATAAAACCTATTGATATTGTAATAATCATACCAACCTTGACTATATTGAGATATCTTTTTTAAGTCTTCGTTAGTTAAATCAGGGTCAATCTTAATAAGCTCTGCAATTGGCATTGTTTTAATCTCACCCCAATAAAAACAATCTTTAAAATGTGGGTCCTCTGTATAACTATACACTACGTTGGCTGGATCAACATAATCTACCTGGATACCACTGCCTGGTAAAAACTGGTGTTTAGCCATACCCACACCCAAAACAGTCATATCATAATCTACTCTTCTTTTTACATCTAAGTAGTGATTTTCATCTAGTATGGTATTAATAGCTTCTTCTTCTGCCACTTCAATAGATGGCTTATATTTTAGTTGCATATGTAGTTGAAGTTCTTCATCATTTTCTGGAAGGTCTTCTACATCTGTCATAAATGGGTTGATACCAAAAGACTCTTGGAAGTCACTAAAGATATCTTTATTAAGCATATCTCTTTCAACTAACTTCTGGTATTTGTTTCTGTGTTCACTTGATAAAGCATCTTGAGCATATGCTTTTACGTGGAATAATCTGTTAGACATTCCATTGACAACAATGTCTACAAACTTAGGAAGGATGGGAACTGGAGTCCAATCCAAATTTAAATAAGATAAGTCACCATCAATAGCTAATTCATTTTTGTATTTAGCTACTGATTGCTCACCTCTTGCATATCTTCTTAATTGATTAAAAGATTGGAGCTGACTATAGTATCTACAGCTACCTCCACCTTTTCTAAACCACTCATACTGAATGGCCTGACCTACCTGTAATCCATACTCCATTGTTGCTTTTTCAGCATCAGTGGCAAATTGATTTGGAAAACCTGCGGGGTTTAGTAATATCTCAACGTCTTTCATTTATTTTAGTAATTCGCTTAAATTCCCCTTATTAGCATATCTTGCAAAGTTAATGCTTATTTTTGACTCTTTTTTGACAGGAGTATATAAATGTTTTTGATTGGCCATAATAGCTAGTCCTGAGCTAATTGTAGCATCAAATTTAGTTCTTTTATTAATATCAAAACGAGCCCAATCTTCTAAGGTTCTTGTAAAGTACATTGAACCCATTTCATCCATTGGTCTAAACTGTTCTGATAAATCTAAACCAACATATTTTTCTATGTAAGATTCAATAGCTGAAGCGTGAGATTGTTTTACATCTTCTGAAGTATTAGGAATACCACCTAGCTCTTTTTCTGTTTTAGATAGTTTGTTAAATTGTTTATCAGGTCTGTTCATACAATATCCACGATAACCTCTGTTTTTAAAATGGTATAATAGTCTAGGTTTGTTATTTTCACAAAGTATAGGCATACCATAAAATATACAAGCCATCAATACTTCTTCAAAAAATATCTCTGCTGTTTGTGGCCTGGCTACATATTCTAGAAAAAACTCATTGGTTGGAGCATCATCCATATGGAACTTGGTCATTCCGTGTAAAGCTCCATTAGATCCTTTTCCTCCTACTGTTCCAGAGATGTCATAACTATCACAACCAAAAGAACCAAGGTGTTCATTACCAGGATAATACCTTCCGTTTCTTTGTTCTTTCCTGTTTTGTAATTGTTGTTTAGGAAGCCAAGTAACTAAAAATCTTCCATTTTTATTTGGACTCCATATTACTTTAGAATCTTGAACACCATTTTCCCAAAAGAAACTACCTCGTGTTAAATATCTTGCTTTAATTAAACCATCATTATAATCTATTTGTTGGTATAATTTAGTTAAGTTAAATAACGATTGTTTACTTTCATCTCTAAATGCGTGAGACTCTGTTCTAGGAAATTGACGATAAAATTCATTAAGCGCATCAGCATCATTTTTTAAAGATTCTACTTCATTTTCCCAATAATTAATAGATCCTGTAGTAATATACTCTCCATCGTTTCCTTCAATAGGTCTATCTGGAGTATTTAAAACAGGCATACCATATTTATCTAAATAACCTTCAAAATTCCATTCCATAGGAATAAATAAAGAATATAGACCAGATTTAGTTTGACCATTAGCGTTTCTGTTTTTTACATCAGAATCATAGTATAGTTTTTTAAAATTATTACCTCCTTTATCTAGTGCATTTGATGTAGAGCCCATCATACATTTGCCAATAATTTTACTACCTAATCTCAAACAAGTTTTTGTTACACGCCAGTTATTAAGTATGTTCTCAGGCTTTTCCCACTTACCACTTTCATCGTGTATAAGTAGTTGTAGTTTCTCACCATCATAAGAGTTATCAGAAGTATTACGCCAATCTATAGTGGTATCTAATCCTTCAAGTTCTTGATTATCAGATAGATACATATTACGCTTAGTAATCTTACTAGCAGGAACACGATACGATAATTCTGTCTTTGGTTTATCCATACCATCTTGAATAGGTTTAAAAAAGAACGGATAATTATTAGATATAGGAACTATTTTATCTGTAAACATTTTCTTGGCATCAGTACCCGTTTTAGATAGAACACCTATTCTTGCATCTTTAGATATAGTAGCTGTATTAACTGTTTCTGCTGAACCCATAAATGAAAATCCAGAACGTCTTATTTTTAAGTAACACATTCCAAAACTTCTTTTATCTGCTTTACAAGCTTCCCAAAACAAAAAGAATATTCTATTAGCTTCTCTAAATTCAGGATGTCCTACATCAATTTTAGTCCATTGCAAATAGCAATAATGAGTACCTGTAATGTAGATAGGCACATTGTTATTGTTAAACCAAAAACCTTCTTCTCTTCTATCAAACTCTTGCTCTATATAATTTACCCAAGCATCTTTAAATGCAGACGGCATTTCATTCCATTGAAATATAGACTTTATTTTAGATAGTGCTTTAGGATACTCAAAAGGCTGCCAACATTTTTCTTTATTAGAATAAAACTTAGATGGTGTTTTAGGTAGTCCTATTTTTAACCCTTGAACTTCATATATGTCACCTAGTGTTCCATCTTTAGAAATAACTACAATGTCATACTTTTCATTGTAACCATACTGCCAGTTTTTGGCTTTATTTTTCTTAGCCATAGCTGTTTTTGGTACAACATCTTGTACAACTTTATATAAACTATTTCGATCTTCTTTCTGCAAACCCTTGGTTGGTACTAGTTTTATTAACACTGTTTAAAGCCTCTTCTTCTGCATCAATACGATTTAATATTTCAAACGCATCAAAGATGGCTAGTTTTTTTGTAGCTGCTGCATTTTTAAGTCTGTCTGCTGCTAGTTCATCATCTGGGTCAGGTTTAATAATTTTTTCTTCAGCTACTTTAATTAGTTGCTCTACTGCTTTTCTACCTGCATTTATTATTTTTAATTTAATTTCCTTACTCATAACGTCATTGTTATATTCTTAGATTTCATTCTGTATAGTGTTTGATCATCTATTTTAAACTCATACTCTGACTCTGGTTTAAAACAAACTTTATCTCCTTTTTTAACACCTAATTTAGTAAGTATGTCATTAGTAACTTCAACAGTTCCTGTAAGTGGTTGATAAGTGTCGTTATTAAATATAACAGATTTTTCTTTACAAGATGGTTTTATAAAACAATAATCTAAGTGTGACTTCCATTGACCATCTTGCTTGTACATAAAAAACTGAGTAGGTTCTACTATAAATAGGTTGTCTTTTAAAAAACTTCTACCACTTCTTTCTCTGCCTTTCATATCATTATAATATTTAAATACATTGTGGTGAACTACCAATATGTCGCCTACTTTTATGTCACCATCATAGTTTATTGGAGTAGCTACTACATTAGCAAAACGATTAGATGCAGTATGATCTTCTTTAGAAGAGCTGGTAATAAAGTCAACATCTCCTATTTTTTTTACATTATCGTACCTAGTATTTTTAACTGGTGTCACGATAAAACCAAAAGGTGATTTCATACTAAAAGTTAATATTGTATTCTACAGATACGGGAATAGTTGCATTAAAACTTTTCCAAAGAACAATTTCATTGTCTCTAATAATCCAAATTTTAAAACAATCTTTTTCTTGTCTTATATGATGTATGGTATAATTACCTCCTAGAACATCTTGTCCAATAAGGTAGTGCATTGCTCCAGACTTATAGTCAGGACCAATTGATATTTTCCTAATTTCCATTTCATTTGATTTTAAATATTATTATCCCGCATAAAAGTGTACACAAACCCTTTTTAAAGCATCACCTCCTATATCAGCCCCAGTAAGTGCTATTTCTAAATCTTCGTCAGGTTCAGCCAAATATGAAGTATTAGATACCGATAGTGAGTCTTCATCTAATGTAACTGTTTTACCTAATGGTTGAGCTCCATCTGTAGATACATATATTACTATGTTATCGCCTACACTTAAATTAAAAGAGGTTAGTGTAATAGTGTTTATCCCTGCTAATGTACTGCTTATTGATCCGCTGCCAAGTAATAATCCTCCTGTACCACTACCTGCTAAAACCCCACTATAAACAGCCACTGCAATTGTCCTTCCTACTCCTCCAGACGATATATATACTTTAGCTTTATTTATACCAGTTATTGTTGCATCAGCAACAGCTTGTGTAAAAACACTAAAAGTGCCTGGTTGTCTATTTTCTCCTGAGTATATTTCAAAAGGTGAATATCCACTTACTCCACCTGAACTTGATGGAGTTTGCCAAGAAGCTGTAGTTCCGTTAGATGTTAATACAGTGTTGTTTGCGCCTATTGTTAAATTAGAAGGAACCCCGTTAGAGTCTCCTAACCAAATATTACCCTGTGGTAAATTAGGTAAATCATTAGTTCTTCCCGTGGCAGTTACCTGAATATCTCCATTAGCTCCAGTTTTAGTAATTATTCCAATGTTTTGAATTAAAGCTGTTGATAATGGTTTATCTCTAGTTAATAATAGTGTTCCAGGAGCTGCAGCTGCAGAAACGTATACAATATCACCCACAGCTGCTGACCCAGCTCCTTGAATAGTATTTATATTAACCTCTTTCAACATTCCAACTTGAATCATTAAACCATTAGACGTTGCTGCAATATCTTCTGCTGCTAAACCTATACAGGGCATATTCGAGCTACTATCAGCTTGAGCAACCTCAACAGAAACTACTCCTGCAACTTCACCAACAACTTTAAGAGGTTGACCTTTTAAAATAGGATTACTTGTATTGTTTCTAACTATTTCAACAACATTACTGTCTACATATTCTAATCCGTCTGCAGCAGCATTAATTCTTAATGATTGACTTCTAGTTCCTAAAGCACTTAACCCTGTTCCTCCATTCGCTGTTGCCAAAACTCCACTCAATGTAAAGGTGCCTGTTGTAGTAATTGGATTAGCAGTATCACTAGTTATTGTTAATCCTGTAGTACCTGCACTTAAACCAACACTAGTAACTGTACCTGAACCAGATCCTGAATATAAATCAGCTATACTTTGTAAAGTAAAAGTTTTAGTTTCTTGAGATGATGCATCTGTACCTATTACATAATCTGTACCTGCAGGGCTTCCTTTAGTTGGGTAGATAGTAGTGTTACTTATTTTAGCCATTTTCTTTTTGTGTTACTGTTCCGTGTTCTAAATTGATTACAGAGTTTTCTCCGTACTTCTTTATTAATTCGTTTTCAAGTGATTCAAATTCAACTCTTATTGAATCGACTCTTTTAAGAACTGAATTTTTTTGTATTGCCAGTTCTCCTAATTGTACTTTAAGTGATTGAAACTCTGAGTTTAAATCTCTCAAAGATTTTAATTCTTTTTCTTCTAATTTCATTTGATTTGATTTATCTTTACAAAGATAATCATTTTCTCCTTGATGCTGAAGACCCATAGAAATAACCGAAAATACTCAACACAATTCCCTCTGTCACCCCGATTAAATGAATCCAAATCTCCTTATTATTTTCAGGAACCTGTAAATAAACTATGGCATAAACTAAGAAAGAAAAACAAAAAAGTCCAACCAAACCTGTTAAATTAAACATTAAGTCAAACTTGCCTGATTTAGCTAATTCTATTTCTCTATTTCTTGCAGAGTCTCTATCGTCTACTTCTAACTTATATAATTCTACTACTTGCTGATGAAGTTGGTCTTTTTCTTCTGGACTTAAATCAGGGTCTTTTGAAATGATGTTTTTAACTACGCCTAATGCTCCAGACGTAGGGAGAACGTCTCCAACAATGTCTAATACTTGCGGTGCTTTATCTTTTAAAAACTGACCTAGTTTAGTATCTTTTAATTTCTTTTTCATCCTGAACAACTCTCACAAGTTTCGTCATCTATATTACACGTTCTTTCTGGTACTGGTTCTTTCTCAAACCTTTCTAACATTTTTTCAAACTCTGTTTTTTTTTCTATCATTTGCCTAAAAATATTCCTTGTATAAATGTTCCTATTCCTGTTACTAGTAGTGCTACTGAAGTCCAAAACTTTTTTTCTAAGCTACGGATTCTTCTTTCGTGGTCATTCTTTTGCCTACTTATTTCTTTTAGCTGACTTTGCATTACAGCCTGACCTTGTAAAAGTTGATTAATTTTCTCTTCCATAGACTTTGTATTTGGTTTTATTGTTGTCGTCTTTATAGGCCACTAGTATTTGACCTCTTTGCTTTCCATCTACGTTGTAACTAACGTGAACCCAAGAAGGATTTTCTTCTGTTCCAAACTCCCAAATTAATTGATCAAAGTCTAAATTATCTTTTATGTAATGAAATACTTCTGCGTTATTTGGATCAAAACTGTAGTCTCTATCTAAGTCAATCGCTTCACCTTTGGAATGTTGAGATGTTTTACTGCCTCCTATAGCGTTATTAAGAGCTTCTGACCGATAACCACTAGATATACTAAAAGGAACGCCAAAATGCTCTCTAATCGGCTGAAATATTTTCTCAGCTAATACTTTCATATTCTCTATATGTTCTTTAGTAGGACTGTTGTCAATACCTTTTCTACGAGCAGTATTGCTTTTAGTCATTTCAGAGAGAGATAAGTTTTTAGATAGTTTCATTTCTTCACTCTGTTTTTAGCGGTTAACAATATTCTTTCTTCCATTTTAGCCACCTTTACTTTTAGGTTTAGGTTTTCTTGAATGAGCTCGTCTATTTTTAATTCTAGGCTGGTAATTTTTTCCGTAAGTCTTTCTATTTGATCATCTTCTTTTTTAGCGTTGATGTCAATCTTCTTCTTAATTATATTCCATATCTCCTTGACTCCAAGTGCTGAAATCAAAGCTATTAAAATAGTTTCTTCCATATTACTTTCCTTGACCACGGTATTTTGGCTTATATCCCGTTTGCCCTTTGGATGCATTCTTAGAATGTACCCCAGGTCTTTTCGTTGTTATTTTCTTTCTGTATTTCACTCTCCAGGTTCAGCTGGTGTCCACTCTGGAGTAGCTAATAAAACTAGTATCTCTTCGTGAGTATAAGTCCCTACTGGAACTAATGACCCGTTAGTGATAAAAGAAGGCTCTACCTGAAACGATAAAACGCCTTGAGTGTTTGCTACATTTCTTCTCATTGTTTGAGCAGAAGATTGGTTCACCTGGCTGAATAAAACTGAGTTCGTGTCAGATAGGTTCATTACTACATAAGTTGTTGCCATTTTTTTATTTTTTACAAAGTTAATATTTTTTACGGTACATCTGTTCCTTTAGCTGTTACTGCCATCCCGCTTGATATTGCATTTGCTGTACTATATGGTGCATCACCTACTAAACTACCTTCTGACATTCCGCTTGATAATCCATTAGCTGTTGTACCTACACCGTTTGTTAAAGCTGTTTCAGGTAAATTACCTGAAGTTGCATTATTTGTTCCTATTTCATCTGCAAAGGTCCAAGGATTCGTTGCTCCGCTTATATAGGAACTATTTTCACCTAACTGCCACCAAGAAAGTAGGTTAGAATATGCAGAGTGAGAATTTAAATCGCTAGGAAGACCTTCATTATAAATTTCCCTTATTTGTGTTTGTGTTAAAGCAGCGTTCCAGATTGATACATTTGAAATAATGCCATTAAAATAATTTTGTAATGTGCCGCTATAAGCACCAATTCTTGTAGGGGAACCTGATGCAATACTTGTTGTATTAGTAAATTGTATAGAACCTTCTGCATTTCCATTTACATATAAATCAACATCTTGATTATTAGTATAAACTATTGCAACGTGATACCAAGTTCCATAACTAACAACAAAAGGAAAATCTTGTATTCCTTGACCTTGACCACCATATACAAATATTTTTTGATTTGATGCTCTTATACCTAATGCTAACATTCTTTCATTAGCTTGATAATTGCCAGAAGAAATAATATTAGCAAAACTTCCAGGTGGGGCTTGTGGCTTTATCCAAGCAGAATAGGTAATTGAATTAATACCATTTAATGAAGTATTACAATTTATATAATCAGTTCCATCAAAATTCATAGCATATTTACTATAAGGTGCGACTGTCTGTAAGTCACTTTGAACAAGGTTTGATTGATTCATTCCTGAGCTGTCACCATCTCCAATAACAGTTGGTCTTCCAATTATAGTATCAGATAAAATAGCTCCATTATTAATTCCTGTATTAGAGCCAAAACTATCTGTAATAGTTGCCGCATCAAGTTTCCACCAGGAAACTAAATTATTATTATCTGAACTTGGAGGAGCAGGAAGTGATGTTATAGGTTTTTGAGTAGTTGAATTCCAACCTTCAGCATTATTTTTTCTTGTATTCCAAAATAATATTTGACCTATTTCACCTACAAATCCATTTGTTCCGTCACTATATGAACCTATAAATAAATTACTTGAATCATAAGTTTGTCCATACGCACCGTTGTAGCCAAGATAACCACCATTTAGCGAGCCTCTAACGTTAGCTCCATCGTAAGAAAATACTATATAATTCCATTTACCATTAAGAGCATTTGTTGCTGTCCTATGAGCTGTTGATTGGGAAGTTCCTACAGAAATTATTATATCATTTCCAGAAGATTTTATATTCCAACCATTTGGGGAATTATTAAATAAATAAGTTCCATTTTGTCCAAAGCCTTTAACCCAAAATCCAATTGTCCAATTAGTAGGTTGTATAGAAGAGTCATTTGGTATTTGAATATTGTTAGAGCCATTAAAGCTATAAGTTTTTTCATAACCAGCATTATTGTAAACTTCCCACTCTGTAGTTGTGCTATTATAAACCTCACTTGCATCGAGTTTATACCAAGCTTTTAGATTAGAGCTCTGAGGTATGTTAGCTAAAGTTCTTATTGGTGAGCCGTAATTGTAAAGAGTTTCTACATCTGTGGCTGATAGTGCTGTGTTGAATATTTGCACGTTTGACATCTTGCCATCTATCCCGTAAATAGGATTGTAAGATGTTCCAATAATTAAATTATTAGTTGTTGTTATACTACCTGTGTAAGTTGAACTGCCTTGTAAATCGCCATTAATATAATATTTAACTGTTGTTCCATCCCAAGTTCCAACAAAATTAAACCATTTATTAATGGTTATTGTAGTTGTGCTATCTACAAAACCTCCATTTCCAGATGGGTTATTATTCCAATCTTGTATAAAGAACCTCATATTACCACTACTACCATTATTAACAAAACCAAGACCTTCATCCCAGCTATTTCCTTGTGTTGATATTAATAAGTTACCATCATAGCCGTTTGGTAAAGTGTCGAAATTTGCCCATAAACTTATAGTAACATTATTAGAAATAAAATTATTTAAAGAACCAACATTAATAAATGTATTGGTAGAATTAAAATCAAAAACATAATCTCCAATAGCATTGTTTTCTGATAAAAAGTTTCCATTCCAAGCAGATGTACCTAAAGGATAATAAGTCTTAGGTGGACTTGGTAAAGCCATCGGGTTACCTGGACCATTAGTTGAATCACCATATAAAGTAGTTATTTGACTTGGAGAAAGTTCATAATCAAAAATAGATAAATCACTTAAACGTGCGTTTGATGGACCATAAATAGTAGAACCGTTATATTGAAATAATTGGAAATAATTAGTTTTAGAACCACCACCAATATCTAAAGGACTACCTAAAGTATGAGTTGCATCCAGAGTGTTATCTACATATGCTTTTATAGTTAAATTACCATCATAAGTAACAACTAAGTTGTACCATTTATTTACTGTAACTGATGATGGAGTTTGAAAAGTAGGAATATGAAAATCATCTCCTTGACACATAAATTTTATAGCTGCTCCATCTCCATAAAGAGCAACAAGACTTCTTGATGTTGATTGACCTTTAAAAAAATACGCTTTATAAGTTACTGGCTGAGATGTCCATAATATCCAAAGGCTTAAAGTCCAAGGATTTTGTCCTGACATAAATTCATCTGTGTAATTAAAATTTATTGCATTATTTGTTGCAGAACTTGACAAACTGTAATTAGTATTTTTACCTTGATTAGCATTTCTTGGCATTCGCCAGCCTGGACTTAAAAATTTTGTACTCATATTTTTATTTTATTAATCTCCCATTCTGTACCAAGCTACCGGAGTAGGCAAGTTTGGATTATTTACTAAATCTGCTGTTTTATTACTTGATAAAGGTAGTGAAGCGTTATAAATATCATTTTTAATTTGTCCAGCATTTAAAGCTGTGTCGAATATTGCTACTTCGTCAATAGAGCCATCTAAAAATCTATCATTATTAGCATTAGCTCCTATAATACATTTTGAACCAGATGCACTTGTTGGCATTGAAGAACCAGCTGAAGTATTTTGAGCTACTTGAGTGCCATCTATATACATAGTTAAAGTTTGAGAGCTTCCATCAAAAACACTTACAATATGATACCATTGTCCAGAATTTAAAGCTGTTGTATCTGTCAAGGTTACGTTTCTATTTGATATTTGCGGGGTTGATGTATTTGATAACCTAACAGTAGCTAAGTAATTATCACCAGCAACAGTATATTCTTGTTGAATTATTGTGCTGTAATTTGGATTAGCTGTGTCATATTTAAACCAAGCTGAAATAGTAAAAGCTGTAGCACCATCAAAAGTAGATTTTAAACCAGTTCCAACATCTATGTAATCATTTGAACCATCAAATGTCATACTAAAATTATTAGCTATTTGATTACCAACATATCCAGGTACATAAGGTGATTTATTACTTGGAATCATATTGTAACTCTGAGAGTTAGAGGTTGACAAAGGAGCATCTCCTACACGATCTGTTATAGCTAAACCATCTCCTATACCATTTGCGTAAGTTCCAGGTGCGTCAGCTGATAGCATTGAAGTAACACTTCCAGCTCCAGTTCCATTAGGTGCTCCAGATATTGAGTTAGGCACAATAAACGAATTATTGTCAAAATAAGCATTTTCACCAAGCCTCCACCAAGAAACAGGTGCAGTTCCAGAGAAAGTACTTAAATCTTTTGGTTTACCATTGTTATATATTTCTAATATTTGAGCAGATGATAATGCATAATTAAATATTGAGGTTTCATCTATTTTACCATTAAAAGTTCCGCTCGTTGAACCAATAATTAAATCTAATGTTGTACTTATTGAACCAGAAAGTGAAACTGGATTACTTGCAGATAGTTGACCATCTATATACATAGATAATTGTGTGTCTCTATCTGCTACAGCTACTAGATGATGCCAGTTTGAATCTGTAATAGTAGCAGTAGTTTGAACGTCATCAAAAATACTTGGACCATAATCAAGAAAAAATCTTATAGTATTATTTGTTTCAAATCTCCACCAAAAAGCACCATTAGTGTCACCATTTATCATTAACATTTGAAGAGTACCAATAGTTGATGATCTTTTTATCCACATTGACAAAGTAAAATCAGTGTTTGTTCCAAAATCTAAAGAACTATCGTTAGGAACAGTTATATAATCTCCTGATCCATCGAAACTTAAACTATAGTTACTATATGGTGAATCAAATTGTAAATCACTTTGTTGTAAAGCTGTACTTGGTAAAGTTGTACTTACCCCATTTACTGGTTGAGAAGTTAATACATCTGAAGGTACTTGTGTTGCTCCATTGTTAGTTCCATTATTTCCACCAGAACCATAATCTGTTATAGTGGAACCTCCAGTATCTAATTTCCACCAACTAACTGGAGAAAAACTAATAGCTGTTTCAGGTGTTCCACCATTATAGAGAGTTGACACTTGTGAAGACGTTAAATCTGAGTTAAAAATAGATACATTTGAAATTTCACCATCAAAATTAAATCCGCTTGTTTTAGTCCATTGACCTATTAATAAATTAACTCCACTATTTGTATAGATACCAGTACTTGTTCCTAAACTTGAACCATCTAAGTAAAATTCTAAAGTAGTACCATTATAAGTTAAAACTACGTGATGCCAATTTGTAGTATCTGTAAAAGATGTTGTAACCTCTGTTGCTCCGTTGTCGTAAACTCTTCCAACAAGATTATTACTATTTATATATATGTCTAATCCTTGTGAAACGAGTATATCATTAATTCTTGTTGAAACAATAGATTTAACATAATCATTAGTTATATCAGCTTTAAACCAAGCTGAAATACTAAATGAAGTTAAAGAACTAAAAGTTGAATTAGTGTCTATATAATCTGATTGTGAAGCTACAAAATCTAAAGCTGTTGTATAATTAGGTGTTTGAATAGTAAGTGCACTTGGTATTTTCCAAGATGGGACAGTAGCAACAGAAGTTGGTATTTGGCTAGGTGTTCCTGCAATAGTTCCATTATTTCCATTACCTGAACTGTCTTGTATTCCAGTTGTTGTATTATCTAGTTTCCACCAAGCAGTTGGAGAAAAAGATATATTAGTTTCTGGAGTACCAAAGTTAAATAAAGTTGAAACTTGTGCAGGTGTTAAAACTGAGTTGAATACAGCTAAGTTAGATATTTGACCATCAAATTGACCATTAATACCTGCCGCCCAAGTATATGCACCTATAGCAAAGTCAAGAGTTGAAGTTACTGTAGAAGGTATATTTCCAGGATTAAAAGTCAAAGTTAAAGATGAGTTATCTTTATAAATTTTAACTTTGTCTGAGTTTGTAGAACCAGAACCATCATAAACAATTACAAAATGAGTCCAAATATTTGTTTGTAATTCATTATAATCAAAAGCAGCAGCTATATTAGTATTGTTACCAACTCTAAATAAAAGACCATTATAATCAGGATATTGTGCACTTGTAGAAAAAGCAACTCCAGAATCATTAGTTCCAATTCCAGAGCCTCTATTGCTAAAAATATATTTATTATTCCAATTACCTGTTTTAGCCCATACAGAAATAGAAAAAGCAGTTGTTGCTGTTCCATAACCTAATCCACTTGGCTGACCAGTATCTATATAATCACTCGGTGAAGTAAAATCTAAAGCCGTTGTATAATTAGGTGCACTAGGCGTATAAACAGAATCTGCATTTAGTTTCCACCAGTTTTGTGGAGTAACTGTATAAGTTGTTTGAGGAGAGCCGTTGTTATAGATATTAGCTATATTAGCTGATTGGTCAGAGTTCCATATTACTACATTAGACATTTGACCATTGAAATAATAAGCAGATTGTTTACCTTCGTCTGTACCTATAAAAAATGATTGAGTTGTGTTTGCGGCAGTTGTTAAAGTTCCGGTAGCAGCTGTACCATTATTAATGTATATTTTAGAACTTGAGCCATTAGCTATTAAAACAACATTATTCCAACTATTATTAGTTAAAGTATCTGTGCTTGAAAAGTTAGAAGAGCCAATTTGAAATCTTATCGTATTATTGCTTCTTTGAGTTACTCTTGCACTTATATTAGAACCGCCATCGCCTTTATCAAGTAAAAAATACAAATTACTTGGACTAGCATCTGGATTTATCCAAAATGAAATAGTATAAACACCTTCTAATGGTATATCTCCTACGTCTATATAATCTGTCCCATCAAAATCCATTACATAATCTTGCAATACACCATTTGGAAATTGCCATTCATTTCCTGTAGCCGAAAGATAACCAGAGTTTTGCGCTTGCTCACCTAATGGGTAGTAAGCTATAGGATTTAAATTTGTAGCCATTAAGTTAGATGGGTATATGTTAGGGCTGGTGCCTTCGTATAGTGCAGCTATTTCAGTAGTATTTAAAGCTCTGTTGAATATTGCTACTTCGTCTATTTTACCAGTTAAATATGCTTCAACACTACTTGTAGGATCGGATGTACCAACTGTTCTATGAGTTGCTCCTATATAAGTATTACCACTAAAACTAGCATTAAGAGGAGGGTAAGAACCAACATTACCAGCGTTTAAAGTTCCATCTAAAGTGCCATTACTATATAGTTTAACATCAGCCCCATCGTAGGTAAGAGCTAAATGTACCCAAGTATTAGGAGAAAAATTACTTATAGTAACTGAAGAATCTTGAATGTATCCTGTGCCAGAACCTAGTCCAAAGAAATATTTATAAATATTACTTGTTCTTGTAATCCTTAAAAAAAATCTTGATCTACCATTTGTGAATTCATACGTACCTAAAATGCTACTACTTGTATTATTACTAATAGCTGGCATATTAACCCAAGCTGAGATAGAGCAATTTAGTGTTAAATTATTAGCCGGTACAAATCCTGTATCAATATAATTACTCCCATCAAAATCCATAGAATACATACTAGCTCTATCAGTTGAAAGACTAGGGTTTAACGAAGTGTTCTTTTCGTTAGGTAATAAAAAACTTGGACTTTTATACTTTGCTGACATATTCTATTTTTTAACTATCCCCCATTCTATTCCAATATACAAGTGATGAAGCTAATCCACCTGTAAATAAATCACCTGTTTTGCCTGGGTTATCATTAGTTGCATCGTAAATCAACCCAACCTCTGACAAAGATAAGGCTTTGTTAAATACAGCTACTTCGTCAATAGAACCATTGAAGAATCTATTATTATCAGACCAGCTACCAATAGTTAACCCGCTTGACGTTGCATAATTTGAAGATGGTAAACTTGGTGTTGCTTCTAAGTTTCCATCAATATATACTTTTAAACTGCTTTGGTCGTAGGTTACTACTAAATGATGCCAGTTGCCATCTGATGTATTTGGTACAGTAAAAGCACTTGTATCATTTGATTTGCCAAAAATTGCTGCTTGAGTATTTGAACTATATCTATTTAAACAATAAGCAAATTGTGAACTGCTTGTAGTGTCTGTTGGGCCTCCAATAGAAAGAGGAATTTGAGCAGCACTTGACGATGTTTTATACCATAAAGAAAAACTTCTTGAATTATTTCCAGTAACTATTGAACTTGTCGCTTGAATATACTGATCTGTTCCATTAAACGACATAGCTGCATTATTATCTAGTAAGGTTAAAGCAGCAGCAGTAACTCCGAAGTTCTCTATAATACCATTATTAGCACAACTAGTACTAGATCCAGCAGTTTGGTAGAAAATCTTATAGGTTCCAATAGCAGAGTTAGCTAAGTCAATCTCACCAGTAGAAGGGTTAATACTCAATCCTGGAGTAGCACTATAAGTACCTCCACTTGTTCCAGGAGCACTTGTTACACTAGCTGTTCCAACTTTAGGGAAGCTAGTTCCACTATAAGCAAATGTGGTTTGGTCTAGTGGTTTAACAGTGATAGTATTATCTACGGTAACAGGACAAGTTCCCGCACTTGTATATCTTACGGTGTAAGTACCTGCATCCGATGTTTGTAAATCAATTACACCTGTTGACGAATTAATATTTAATGTTCCTGAACCAGCGTGCTTGGTAAATATTCCTCCAGTAGCTCCAGTTACTATTGGTTGATCGGTCTCTGGAGTGTATGGATTAGAAGGTGGGTGAAATAAAACAACTCCTGGAGTAGAATAAGCATATTGCCCTGGCATATAATAATTAGTTCCTCCTATATTGTGAAGATGACTTTGACCATCATTACTATAAGCATTAGCATCAGTCTGACTAGTATACATTGGATAGTAGCCATTTACATTCTGAGCACCTGGTACAGTTGGCATTATACAGTAGCTAGCGGCAGCGTATTCTACAGTAGCAACATCTACAGCAGTAACAGTTATTTGTTGGGTGGCTGTGTTTTGACAACCATTAGCGTCAGTTCCTGTAACAGAATAAGTGGTTGTGGCTCCTGGAGTTACTGTTAATGGATTAGTAGTTTGACCACCTCCCCATAAATAACTCGTACCACCACTAGCAGTAAGAGTTACACTATCTCCAGCACAAATAGAAGTGCTAGATGCACTAATAGAAATAGTTGGTAGTGGATTAACAGTAAATGCAGCACTAGCTGTATTTTGACAACCATTACTACCTGTGCCAGTAACTGAATATGTGCCAGAAGAATTAACTGTTATCTGAGCTAAGGTTTCTCCCGTAGACCACAGATAAGAAACACCTCCTGACGCAGTAAGTGTAGCTGAAGAACCATCACAAACAGATAAAGATGGGTTAGGAGTAATAACAATAGTTGGTAAATTCTTTATGGTTACTTGTGTAGTAGCTGTTTCTCCAGTAGAAGCAGTATAAGTAACTGTATAAGGTGTGTTCTCATCTGGTGTAGATGTGTCGGTATTGATAACACCCGTAGTAGAATTAATAGTTAAACCAGTTGTTGAAGCAAAAGTTCCACTTCCTGGATCACCAATAACAGTAGGTGCAGCAGTATTTCCGCCATCCTCACAGAAAGCAGCAGCAGAATAAGTTATAGATAATGTAACTAATACTGTTACATCAAAGGTGCTTGAAGTAGGACAAGGTCCTGGAGAAGTGTAAGTAATAGTATAAGGACCCCCTACAGTAGAAGCAGCTAAATTAATAATACCATTAGAACTATTGGTATTGGTTCCGCTATCTGCAAATATGATTCCACTAGGTGCACTAAAAGTCCCTCCTGATATACCTGTTATTATTGGGGCGGGATTAGAAGCATTTTGCCTAAAACTAGATGCAGAGTAAGAAAAAGATGAATCATCAGCAGCTACAATATTCATTGTGTCTATAGTAGGGCCAATACTATAAGTAATAGTATAACTTCCTATAGTAGAAGCACTAACGTCAATAACACCTGTAGAACTTGTGCCTGTTCCTGTATCTGTAAATATTAATCCAGCAGGACTTGAAGAGAAAGTACCACCTGGTATTTTTATAATAGGAGTTACATCAGAGCCATTTTGACAAGCCTCAGACCCGCTGTATCTAAAAGCTTTACTATGTTGCTCCTGGAATCCTACACCTATTCCAGCTCCTATATTCATATTACCAGTGTGCTATAAAATCAGAAGCTCCAGTTCCTCCTCCTGTATGATTTAATAATCTAATTATTTGAACAGGCAAAAATGTTCCTGCTTGAAGAAATTCATACTGTACAGTATCTCCTGCTGCAGTAACACATCTTACCTTACCTTCTCCACCAACATATAATATACATCCTCTAGTACTTTGAGAATATATTTGATAGTCTTTAGAAGTTGCAGTAAATATATTATTACTTAAACTCAGTGTATTATCATTATCTACTGCTAAAACAAATGCATAAGTAGTGTCTGTAACATTTTCTACAATAAATCCTGGCTGAACAGTACTAACGGTAAATGCATTATTATTTATTACTAATTTATTAGCAGTTACTGAAGCGTTAGTTCCACTAAGTCCAGCAAAATCTGGATCAGGAATGTCTGGTGATACATTAATATCTGCACTTGTTGGTTTTACTTTTAAAGCTCTACTTACTTGTAATCTTTGATATGGCATATTTTATTTTTTAAAAGGAAATTTTCTATTTAATGAATCTCGTCTTTCTGAGCAACCACACGGTTTGCCCGTAGCTTTTGAAACAGTGTCTACTACTTTTTTAATACCTGTGGCTTTGGTTACGCCCTCCACTAAATCTCCTAATCCTCTCATTTTTTAAAAGCTAATAAAAATTCTCTAGCTCCTACACCAAATGCAAAACCAGCATATAATGGATGTGATTCAAACACCATTAATGCTCCTATTGCTACAGCACAAGCAGATTTAAATATCGGATGAGAAAGTAATAAAGAAATTTTACTCATTTCTTAATTAATTTTCCTAAATGTCCTTTTACACTAGATGGATAGTGTTTTTCATATTTCATAGAGTGGTCTCCACCATAAGCGTGTCCATAATCTTTTTTAGACATAGCCTTAGACTCATCTCTTCTATCTTTCATAGATTGTTTGTGTGGCCCTTTGTGCTTCATTCCTAATGACTCATCTAGCCTGTCGTTGTATCCTTGTTTCATTTTTTAAATAAATTAATGTTAGCGTCTGCCATCTCATTGCCTTCAGCAATCATTCTGACCTTATCAAATCTTTTAGCTGCTCTTTTCATATCAACCAGTTTGGTGATACCCATTCTAGAGTCTGGTCGCATATTAATTTCACGACCAAATTTCATTTCTAAACCATCCATAGTTTGTTTTTTTTTACAAATATAATTAATATTTTCCTCTTCGACTTTTTGGAGAGCTTTTTGTAGAACCTCCCTTGCCAGCCCATAGATGTTTGCAGGCCCAATATCGAGCTGTCAACTTCGACTTGGCTGTGTCACATTTATGTCTGGCTCGGAAAGATTTTCGTGCCGCAGCACTATAGTTGTGACCATATCCTTTTGCGCCAAAGTGAATCAACTTCTCTTTACCGCCTTCACATCCTTTGACCATTTTCTTTTTGCCTGCCCTGTCGCTAGGTCTGACAACATTGCACTTCATTTTGCTTTTATCTGCCACTTCTTACTTTTGCTTCTTTAGTATTTGGAACAAATTGTTTTCTACCACCAGATGCTTTTTTCTTTCTAGCAGTAGCCGCTCTTTGTCTTTTGCTTAAACTTCTTGCTTTTGCTAAAGGTAAACAGCGGTCAGGATTTTTTTTATCCTTACTAGTTCCACAAGGACCTTTGATTTCTCCATCAGTTCCAATACGAACCCATTTCTGATCACGCCATTTTTTTAGCTCACCCATTAATATCCAGACTTAGTTTTCTTTTCCATTCCGTAACCAGGATTGTTTTTCTTTTTTCCACCTGACATCTTAGCAAATGAATCTGCTTGAGCTTTTCCTACAGCATTGTATGGAAATACTCTTTTTTTACCTTTTACTTTTACCGTTGGCATTTTTCTTGTTTTTTTTAGTTCTTAATATTTTAAAATCAGCTCCTGTGATTTTATCGAAAGGCATTGCCTGCCTTGCAATCTTTCTTTGTTTGGGACTTAACTTACTCATTTTTTCTTGTTTGCTTTTCTAATTGCTTCTTTTCCTTTTTTAAAAATGTTTACTACTGTTGTCTTACCCATTACTTTTGCTCTTTGCTCACCCACTGTTAGTATTTGTATCTTTCTTGCAAAAGGTTTTCTAATCTTTTTAACTTTTGCTACCGTAGCTCTTGCATCGCTAGGAGTAGCAAACTTTATACGAACCGTGTCTTTAGGGTTTTCGTCAGTATATAAACGCCTACCCGATCCTTTTGGCTTTTTACCAGTTCCTACTTTAGGATCTCTTTTTTTTGCCATTACTTTAATAAACCAGCTTGTTTATAAGCTTTCATTAATGATTTTTTAGGCAACTCATTAATATGAAACAAATTAACACTTTTTTTTGTATGGTTTTTACCAGACATTAGTGTTTTTCCTGATTTATGTGTTGCACCCTTGTATATGGTGCCGTCTTTTTTAAAATGTGGTACACCTTTCATATTATTTCTTTTTTCTTTTTGCACCCTTAGCATAGTTAGGATCTTTACAATATTTACTTGCAGCCATATTAGCATAAGCGCTTGGATACTTATCAAACGTTCTTTTAGCCCAAGCTATTCCTGCGGGGCAAATTTTGTTTCCCTTTTTTCTTTTTGGCATAATTTATTATTTCTTCTATTGCATAAACAAAGCCGAATATAAATCCTACTAATAATATCAATAATACCCGATCTTTCATTATATTTAGCAAAGATATGAAAAAGATTGTAAGACAAGTTCACGACAGAATACATCCGTCACACGATTACCTCAAGTACTGGAGAATTATTAGATATTGGGCTAAGAAACAATACGGATTTACCGTAGCTGATTTAGACATTATGTTCTTTTTATACTCAGAAAGATTGTTTACCAAAACACATTTTCATAAGTATGGAAATATTATGTCGTGGGACCCAACTCGTTTTAAAAGTTTAATAGAGCGTGGATATATTCACATATGGAGAAAAAAACAAGGTAAAGAAGCTGCTCTTTATGAAGTAACTTTTAAAGGTAAAAGAGCTATTAATAATATCTATAAGAAACTAAATGGTGAGGCAATACCTGAGTCAGCTGAAATCAATCCTATATTCAAAGATGATGTTAGGTATATGGATAAAGTTTATCGTAATGCTATACTAGAACTAAATAAGTCTATAAAACAACCACAACGTCCCGCTCTTGAATGACTACATACGATTGATCGTTGATGATTACCTCGTGTGCTTGTGCCTTGTCGTAATAAATAACATCTCCTTCTTTAATAGTACTAACCTCAGTCCCTGGCTTAACTACCGTAGCTTTCTTGTACCTAAATGCAAACGCATCTGTTTGAGATAAAAGTAAACCCGATTTAGTTTTTAATTCTTCTTGAGCTGGAGTAATGATAATGTATTTATTTATTGGCTTCATTCTCTTTCATTTTTTTAAGAGCCTCGTCATAGTCTGGCATATGTTTAATTAGTTCGGCTGTGCCGACTGATAGTGTAACTAAATGCTGCACTGCAGCATTTAGAGACTTTATTTTATTTTGCATTTCAATCAGCTTACTTTCTTTCATAGTCTATAACTTATTCCAACCATTACAAAAAACCCACCAGATGCTAAAGCAAATGTATTAGGATTCATTCCAGGTTGTTGATTATTCCAAATCATATTGGCTCCAGATGCTGTCATCAAACTTAAGCCACCTATTATTGCTAATTTTCTCATTTAAATTTTATTGGGTATTTAGATAAGTAGGGTGTAATTTTATCTAGTTTAGCAAATTTTATATACTTACCCTTTTCGTCTAATACTTTTATCATACTAATCACAATGTCTTTACCATTGTAATCGTATTTAATTATTTCTAGACTAGCTGGTTTTCTCATACTATGTCTTTTGATATCTCAGACAAATTAAAAGCTATATTGTCAAGTTTTTCGTTGGTGTCGGTTATTTTTAAGTTTAAAATTTCTAACCTTTCTTCGATGTCAGCTAACACATCATTTCGTTGTATTTGTATAGCAAGCTTTATTAAATCTGGATTTTTAGTGTTTCCGTTTAGTAATTCTGCTTCTATTTCTTCGTAGCAATCGTCTAGTGATCTCATTTTTTTAGTTTTTATTCTTATTATAATTAAATTCTGCTAACATTTGTTCCATACTACTATCGTCTACTCTTGCTGTTTTAAATAGTTCTAAAGCTTGATCTGCTTTTTTAACCAAATTTTCTATTGTTGGTGCGGTCAATTTAAAACTATAACCATTTATTTCAAGAATGTTTGTTAAATTACCTACATACATATCATCATAACCTGGATAGTAATATACATCAAACGAATAATGAATATTAGAGTAATGTTTTTCTCCTAAATCTTTTAGTGTTTTCATTTTATTTTATTTCTCGTGCCATTGTAATTATGGCGTTAGTACTTAATATGGTTGTTGCTACTGATACTGCATTTTTAAGTGCGTTCTTAGTTACCTTAAGTGGATCTAATATTCCCATCTTGTACATATCTCCAAACATACCTTCTTTTACATCGTAACCCATTTTTGAGTCTGAGTTTTTTATTAATCCCTCTATTTCCATAATATCACCGTCAGATAATCCAGCATTTTTCATAATGGTTTTAAAAGGAGCTTTTAAAGAGTTAGATAAATTTTCTCCAACCAACTGATCTTTTGCATCCAATAATTTATGACCTTCTCTCCATAATGTCACACCCCCGCCAGGAAGTATGCCTTCGTCTAGTGCTGAACGCACTGCACAAACCGCATCATCTACCCTATCATACTTTTCTTTCTGCTCAATGTCTGAGTTTCCACCAACATATATTACGCCAATAGCTCCATTCAAGCAAGCTATTCGCTCACTCATAAATACTACCTCTGGCTTAGACTTGGTATTATCTTTTTGAACTTTTAACTCTTTTACTCTTTCTTTTATTATTTCTTCATCTCCGTGACCACCTAACATAATGGTTTCGTCTCTGCTTACCACTACCTTATCTACCTTACCTAAATCTTCCATTCTAATTAAGTTGAGGTCATCACCAGTCTCTTCAGCGAAATACTTACCACCAGTTGCTACTGCTATGTCGTTCATTAGCTCGTGACGTTTGTAACCAAACTGTGGTGGCTCAATCTGACACAGCTTCAACCCGTTTCTAACTACATTAGCCGATAGTGTGTTCATTACATTGGTACTACAAGACGATATGATCAGTAGTTTGTGTCCACCATTAATGATTGGTTTTAGTACGTTCTCAATTTGAAGTACGTTACTAATAACGTGGTCCGATAATAGCACATAACAATCGTCCAATATGCACTCATCCTTTTTTTGGTTATTCACAAAAGAATTGGCACCCCACCCTCTTTTGAGTTGAATACCTTTATGAACCTCACTAAACGTTTGGTCATTTTGAGAATTCTCTACCGTAACCACGCCATCAGTACCTACCTCTAAATAAGTATCTGCGATTATTTTTCCTAGCTCTCTATCGTTGTTTGCCGATATGGTAGCTACATCCAATAATCCTTTTTTGGATAATTTCTTAGTCACTTTCTCTAAGTTTAAAATCACTTGATCGCAATGACTGTTAATCTCTCTAATGTATTTGTTAGAACTAATGTTATTTTCATCTAGGTGTTTTAACCCTTCTTTTACTATAGATTCAGCTAAAACAATAGCCGTTGTTGTTCCGTCTCCTGCTACATTCGCAGTGTTTTGAGATGACTCTCTAATCATTTGAACTGCAAGATTCTCTACTGGGTCAAGTAGCTGAATAGCTTTGGCTACTGTAACGCCATCTTTAGTAACTGTGATTCCGTGAGTGTGGGCTGGTGATTCAATAACGACTGTGTTTCCGCCTGGACCTAGCGTGCTCTTAACTGCTTCGCTAATTTTATTGATGCCAGCTTTTAGTTTAGTTCTGGCTTCCTCGTGCAAGACGAGTTCTTTTGGATTGTATGACATTAGATTAAATTTTTTCCAAATATATAAATTATTTTAAGTCATACAAATAAACTAATTTTTTTTATTGTTTTGACGAATAACTGTTTGATTATCAATAAGTTAGAAATAACCTGACGGTTTGTTTTTAGCTAACTACCTGATAATCAGGTAGTTTGACGGTTTGACGGTTTTTTCTCAAAAAATCAGCACTATATACTTTCTTCTTTTTCTTTATTTACTTTTTTATTTTTTTATACTAAAAATCGTCAAAATCGTCAGCTATTAATAATATATAGTTGATTTACAGTAAGTTAGAGTAAATTATATAAAGTAAAAGTTCGTCAGATTTTCATCATAATTATGATGATAATTGTCATATTTAGCCGATCGTTGTTATATCTGGGCTTTAACCATCGTAGCTTTTCACTAATAACAACATAATACAATCGGCATTTTAGACTGGTAACACAGACAAATAAATTTACGAAATATATATAAGTTGGGGGCTATATATACGCGTACACACACACGCACGTATAGAAAAGTGATATTTTTTTTGGGATGGGGGGTCTTGTTTTGGTCAATGCCTGTAGATTTTTTGCCGTTTTTGTGGTGGTGTGTTTTGGTTTTGGTGTTGGTCTTTTGTTGGTGTCTTTGTCATTTTGCGTAAATTTTAGAGTCTTTTATTTATTGTCTTTTGTCGTTTTTTGATTGTCTATTTTACAAACTAAATACAACCCTTTTAAGACCTTTAAAAGTATTTAAACATACTTACAAAGGGAATAAAACCCACCCCCCATTTAGACTAAATAAATAAAAATATTTTTTTTCCTCTGTTTGTACTCTGTTGAAATGGTGTAAAAAGTAATAATTTTTGTTTAACGTTGCTAAACTTTTTTTCTCCTCTGGTGTTCCTCTGTTAGTTAGTAAATCAAAAAGGTTAAACAAAGTTTGCTTAATTAAAAAACTGTTTGTTAATTAGCTGTCGAAAATAATTAATAAATAATACAATTAAATTAAAATTTATATTATGTTACAATCAATTAAAGACGAATTAACAGAACATTTAAATGAAACTATTGAATATTTAGGATCTAGTGATGAAATACACTTTCACGCTTTCAATGAAGATTATTATATAATCGGATACTATCAGGCGGAGCAATGGTTAAAAAAGCACGGATTAAACACATTTGAAGCAATTGGAATTTGCAACGATTTTGAAATGGAACATTTCGGAGAATTACAAACCAGTTTTGACAATGCCGAAAAATTAGTAAATAATCTAGTGTATTGGTATGGCTTAGAGATTTGCAACGAATTAGAATTAAGTTAAATTAAAAAATAAATACAATGAAAGATATATTTATACAATCCTATATGGATGAAGAAACACAAACATTTTTGGAAGTTGGTTCAACTTTGCAAGAAGATATTGACGCAATGAATTTTACATCTGTTCCAACAGAATTTGAGGTAAGTAGCAACGGCACAATTCACATTAATATTACAAGAAAAAATTGGGCTAAAATTGTTAGCGAATGGAAAATAACTTTTAAAGATGTTCAAAAAGAGTTGCAAAAACAATGGAACGACGGAGGCAGAAAAAATTTAGTCTTATTCTCTATAATTTAAATTAAATAAAAATGACAAATTTAAAAAGGTTAGAAACTACCATCCAAAATATACAATATCAAAAATGTATTTTGTGGGACGATTTAGAAAAATTAGAACATCTTTTGCAAAATTTTAAAGATGGTCAAAAGTTAAATGATGAGTTTGAATTTAATGATAAACTATATAAAAGTTATTCTGAAAATTTATTAGATATAATGAATAATAAAATTA